GTAATCATGTTACTAGCTTGCTCGATAGGTGAAGCTGAACTCCTCGACCTGGGGGTGTTCGAGGATCGCAGTCAGCATGTCGACCGTGTCCTGGAGGTCCGACCAGTACCATTCGTCGATCTCGGTCCCGCCGAATAAGAACCCATCCTGCGGTGGCAGCAGCTCGAGCGCTTTTTCAGGTGTCCTGTCTGCTAATAGCTGGACGCACAGGTCGCGCAGCTCGGTCAGCTGCTCGATGCTGACGTTATACTCACGACAGTCGTCGACCCCGCCCTGGACATTGTTGACGAACCAGGCGTGGATCTGGTTGGCCTTGCGCCAGTAGGCACAGGTGCGTTGCAGCAGGTAGGCGTCGAAGCCCGAGGTCTGGCCAGGCCAGGCGACGTTGAGGCCCTTGATCTTGGTGAACAGCTCCAGGCTCTCACCGCTGTCGTACTGGCTGACGTAGCGTTTCGCGTTGAGATACATGTCGAGACCCATTGGTTGTTCTCCTTGGTTTTAAGCGCCGTAGAGCAGCTTGCTCAGGCGGGGGCAGGTTGGGATGGCTTCAAGTGTTGTTGTCGCTCTCCTGGGCCTTCTGGCGGGCTTCCAGGGCTATCTCGGCGGGGATGGTTACGTCGATCATCGTCAGGGCCTTGCGCAGGGAGCCACAGCCATAGCGGTGGACCCAGTCACTGGCGGGATGATAGAGCTCGATCTTGTAGATTGGGCGTTCGTTGATTGGCCATGCAGTCAGGCGAACACGGTAGTCATGATCGAGTGGTTCATTGAGCAGGGTTATCATCTTGTGATTCTCTCTGGTTCCTAAGCAAAGGAGTAGCAGCTCCAGAAGCTGTTTCTGGACACCCGAGCAAAAAGAAATGAGAAAGTTTACTTATGCATCTTCTTGAGGGTTTTAGCGAGTCGAGCTCGTTGGCCTAGCTTGCCTGGTTTCTTGGCTGCAGCATTGAGTTTGGCTTCGGGAATCTTTTCACCCTTTTTGACGCCGAGGGATTTGCGCAGGGCACCAGGATTCTTGATTGCTTTCTTGATCCACTTAGCCATGGGAACCTACCTTCACACATTGTTCGATGTAGGACATTCTGCGGTTGTCCCAGCGCAGGACGTTGACGTGACCCCAGCGGTTGGCGATGACCCGGAAGGCAGCAGCGAACAGGATCATGTCGCCGACCATCATCAGCAGGTCCGAGGCATGGGAATCGTCGGCATGGTTCTCGACTTCGGTGACGGCTGCATCCGAGGCAAAGCCGTTGCCTGGGGTGGTCATGTACTGGATCTGACCATAGGCTTTTGCGGAGGAGATATCTACGCTGGGGATATAGGTGTTGCCTTCGCGGATGTAGCGGAGGGAGGGAACGTAGACCACACGGTCGGATAGGGTACCGGATTCTGGGGATGATTGAATTGCTAGGTTTTTGGCTTTATGGCTCATGGAGTGGAGCCCCTTTTCCTGAAAGATGGTTGGTTTGAAAAACCTGGTTTATCTGGAAAGTTTATAAGGGGTATAGGGTGCTGTCCACCAGGAGCGGGTAATGTACTCTGCACAAGAGAAAGACAAGGAACTCCAGGGCTATCTGGAGAACGCCCGCCAGGAGGGCGAGGCCCTGACCAAGTGGGCCAACGAGCCCAGTGTCAGGCAGCTCAAGCGGGATTTCGAGCAGGCGAGAAATTCCCATCAGGCGCAGATGAGCAAGATCGAGCGATGGAACGATCTGCTCTATGTGCGGAACCAGGCCAAGCCCAAGAAGCTCAAGGGCCGGTCAGGGGTACAGCCCAAGCTGATCAGGCGTCAGGCGGAGTGGAGATACTCGGCTCTTACCGAACCTTTTTTGAATACGGACAAGGTATTCCAGATCAAGCCCAAGACATTTGAGGATGTGGAGGGAGCCAGGCAGAATGAGCTGCTGATCAACTGGCAGTTCAAGACCCAGATAGATCTGGTTAAACTCATGGATGACTACGTAAGGTCTACGGTGGATGATGGGACATCCATTATCAAGGTAGGCTGGTGTCGCTATACGGTCAAAGAGAAGGTGGAAGTTCCTGTATACGAGTACCATGAGATTACGCCTATCGAAAATCCGGAAGAGGTCCAGAGACTGCAGGTGGGACTGCAGATGAGGAAGGAAAACAGACGGCAATATGAGGAGAAGGTTCCAGAAGAGATCAAGGCTTCAGTGGAATATTTTCTGGAAAAGGAAATACCTACTGTTGCAATTGAGACTGGAACCAAGGAGATTGAACGAGAGACGATTATTGATAACCGTCCCACGATAGACATATATAGCCCAGAGAATGTTTACCCGGATCCCTCATGTGAGGGAGATTTGGATAAGGCTAACTTTCTGGTTCTGTCGTTTGAGACCAGTCAGGCCGAGTTGAAGAAGAATGAGATCTATAAGAACCTGGATAAGGTGATCTGGCAGGATGCAGGGCCATTGACGGATCCTGATCATGACACTGCTACACCCGGTGACTTTCAGTTTCCCGATAGCTTGCGGCGTAAGATCATAGCCTATGAGTATTGGGGGTTTTACGATATTCATAATGAAGGGAAACTGGTCCCTATAGTTGCTACCTGGATCGGGAATGTGATGATCCGGATGGAGGAGAATCCTTTCCCGGATAACAAGATCCCTTTCATCATGGTGCCTTACCTGCCGGTCAAGCGGGAGCTCTGGGGTGAAACTGACGCGGAGCTGCTCGAGGACAACCAGCGCATCCAGGGAGCCATCACCAGGGGCATGATCGACCTGCTGGGACGTAGCGCCAATGCCCAGACAGGGATGGCCAAGGGGGCTCTCGATGCGCTCAACAAGCGCAGGTACGAGAATGGGGAGGACTACGAGTTCAACCCCAACATCGATCCCACGCGGGCTCAGATTCAGCACAAGTTTCCCGAGCTGTCCGAGTCGGCCCTGCAGATGTCGCTGATCCAGAACCAGGAGGCAGAGGCCCTGACAGGCGTCAAGAGCTTCTCTGGGGGCATTACCAGCGAGGCCTACGGGAGTGTCGCCACCGGCATGCGGGGGGCCATAGACGCCGCTGCCAAGCGCGAGATGGCCATCATGCGGCGGATGTCGAACGGTATGGCCAAGGTGGCCCGCAAGATCGTCTCGATGAACTCGGTCTTCCTGTCGGAAGAGGAGGTGGTGCGGGTCACCAACTCCGAGTTCGTGACGATCAGGAAGGAGGACCTCAAGGGGAGTTTTGACTATGTGGTCGACATCTCGACCGCAGAGATGGACAATGTGAAAGCCAACGATCTGGGCTTCATGCTGCAGACGATCGGACCAGGCAGCCATCCCCAGATCTCGACGATGATCCTGGCCGAGATCGCTGACCTGAAACGGATGCCGCATCTGGCCCAGGCACTCAGGGTGTTTAAGCCGGAGCCCAATCCGCTGGAAGAAGCTTACAAGCAGGCCGAGATCGAGGGGATGAAGGCTGAGGCGGCTGAGAACCAGGCTAGTGCCCAGCTGAAGCTGGCTCAGGCCAAGGAGGCCGAGGCCAAGGCCCGGCTGACCGATCTCGAGTATGTCGAGCAGGAGACGGGGACCAACCATGCCCGCGACATCGAGAAGCAGAAGGCGCAGTCACGCGGCAACCAGGATCTCGAGATTACCAAGTCGTTCCTGAAACCCAGAAGATACAATGAGACAGAGCCTGATGTGCCTGCGGCTGTGGGGTATCGGCAGTTGTCCAAGAAGGATGGAGAATCGAGGCCCAACGGTAATGTAAGACCACCTGTGGCACCTATGGGACCAGGGGCTCCTTTGGCTCCTACGTATAGTCCTGATGATCCTTTCCAGTCGATCACGGGTCCAGACCTGTATGATATAAACCCGCAACAGTAGGATAATATTATGTATATTACATCTGACATTCTTGAGCTTGAGAGCCAGAAAGAGAAACTTCAGGCGCAGATCGAACGCCGGAAGATGGCCTTGAGGCTGACGGAGAATCCTGACTTCAAGAAGCTGATCATGGAATTCTTCGTGGTGGATGAGTGTGCTCGTCTGGCTCATATGGCAGGAGATCCTGCTCTCGATCAGAAGCGTCGTGACGACGCCATGCTGATGGCCCAGGCGGCAGGACACCTGAAGAGGTTTCTGTCGATCCAGATCAAGCTGGGTGAGAACGCCGATGACGATTTGGACGATCTCGAGGGCAGGCTGGCCCAGGCTCGGGTGGAAGAGGATCACAAGGATTACAGGGATAATGTGGTCCATGTCCTGGATCGGGGAGACAATGCATGAACCCCGACGCAGAGACCGTGATGGGAGAAGACATCCTGGTGATGTCTGATGAGGAGTTTTTGGGTTTGGATCCAAGCCGGTACGATGGGCTTGATGATCCAAAGAAGGCAGAGAAGGAGGAGAAGCAGGAGGACGGAGAGCAGGAGCCTGAGCAGGACGAGCAGCAGGAGGATGAGGCTCAGGACGAGGATGATGGTGGGGGTGAACTAGAAGAGAGTGAACCGGAGAAGGTTGAGCCACCCAGGAAGGATCCAGGGCTGGCTAAGGATGACGCTGAGGAGGAGGTTGTTGAGGCTAAGGCTGATGCGCCTTCGGAGGCGGTGGATTACAAGAAGCTCTATGGCCAGATCATGGCCCCGTTCAAGGCCAATGGCCGGACGATAGAGATCAAGACGCCCGAGGAAGCCATCTCCCTGATGCAGAAGGGAGCCAACTACGCCAAGACCATGCAGCGGCTCAAGCCCTATAAGCGGGTCTTGACCATGCTGGAGAAGCATGAGCTCCTGGATGAGGACAAGCTCAGTTATCTTATCGACTTGGAAAAAAAGAATGAGGGAGCTATACGGAAGCTGGTGAAGGAATCCGGCATCGACCCGATGGATATCGGAGATGCGGACAATCCCACCTATGAGCCGGGCTATTACCAGGTAAGCGATGAAGAGACCAGCTTCAGGGAAGCTCTCGATCAGTTGAATGACACTGATGGAGGTTCCGAAACGATAGCGATCATCAATCGTACCTGGGATGCCGAAAGCAAGGGGATGATCTGGAAACATCCAGGCGTGATGGAGATCATCCACACTCACCGGCTGAATGGTGTATATGATAAGATAGCTGATGAGGTTGAGAGGCTTAGGACCTTGGGTCAGATTCCCGAGACTACGTCTTTCCTTCAGGCCTATCAGGAGCTGGGCAACCAGATGTTTCCTGCCAATGGCAATGGGAATCCGGCCCATAAAACGGGCGATGCTCCCAGGTCGAGGGTAGTGGATAAAGGGATTGCTCCGTCTCAGCAAAAGAGGGTCAGCTCTGACCCGGATGTTGATCGACGATTGAAGGGGACTAGCTCCTCCAAATCTTCTCGTGGCACTCGCGAGGAATTCAAGAATCCGCTGGAAATGTCGGATGATGATTTCCTCAAGCAGATGGAAGGCCGACTGTGATTTATTCCAGCTAGGGGCCGGATTCAAAGGACTAGGTCATGTTTAACTATAATGCACCGAATACGACTCCTTCGACCATTGATGCGGGTCAGCTGGCTCCCAACACCTCGGAGCAGATGCGCACCTTCCATTACCTCAAGAAGGCGATCATCACGGCGAGGAAAGATCAGTATTTCATGCCTTTGGCTCCGGTGATCGATATGCCGAAGCACATGGGCAAGGAGATCAGGATCTACGAATACATCCCTCTGCTGGATGATCGTAACGTCAACGACCAGGGCATCGATGCGGCTGGCGTGGCCATCGTCAACGGAAACCTTTACGGCTCGAGCAAGGACATCGGGACCATCACGGCCCGGTTGCCTGCGCTGACGGAGAATGGCGGACGGGTGAACCGTGTCGGCTTCAGCCGCATCATGCGGTCGGGTACGCTCCACAAG